GATTATATTGAGAGCCAATGGGATGTTGGTGGGGCATCGTTTGAGAAGCGTGCCAGGTTGTGCGTCGCGCTGTCTTTGCTGCCAAGCACACAAGCCGACATGGCCGGCGGGGGGGAAGCCGTGAACGACCACCCCTGCGCCACCGCCACCGACCACCGGGCCGACGCCCAAGGTGCCGACAAATGAGCGCCAGGATCGACCGTCAGCGGGCGAGGGCTCCGCAGGGGCCGCCGGCGCCAGGTGCCGTAGAATCGCCCGAAATCAGCCTCCGCGGGTCCTCCCCGGCGGACGGCTTGACGGAGGTGCCCCATCAAATCAGTTTTTTTGAGGCGTTTCACGATGCCAAGTCATAACTACAGAACCGAAAAGGGCCGGCAGCAGACCCGCGACCGGGTAAGGCGGCACCGTGCGGCGCAGGCGGCGCGGGAGTCGGCAGCAGTGGCTGTGCTTGGCTCGGCTGATGACGCGTCTGATGCGCTGCGGCAGGCGTTGGAGCTGGTCGAGCTCGCGCGGATCCCGGCGCCGAGCAGGAGCCCGAGCGACTACGAGCGAGCCGGGGAAATGGCCGCGGCGTGGGACCGGCACGTCCGCCTTGCCGAGCGGGCGCAAGTGCTCGCCGCCAAGCGCCGCCAGCTAGTCACGGCCGACGATGTCCGCCGGCTGGTCGAGCTGGTCCTCGGGGTGTGCCGGCGGGAGCTCGACGCCCTGCCGCTGCGGTCGGCCGAGGCGGTGGCGGCAACCGGGGCAACCGCCGACCAGGTCGAGGCGATCCGCCGATCAGCGGCCAGCGCCTGCGGTGCCGCCCGGCAGTCGATGGCCGAGGCTATACGGGACGCCTATGCGGCGCGGCGGTGGCGCGATGGTTGACCTCGGCGAGCCGCTCGACGCAGCCCTGGCGGTCCTCACCGATGAGGTTCCCAGCTACCTGGACTTCGCCGGGACGATCACCCTGGCGGACGGCGAGCACAAGGGCGAGCACTACGACCCGACCACGCACCCGGCACAGCACGCGCTGATGGCTGCGCTGGACGAGGGGTTCCGGCGCGTGGTCGCGGTCAAGCCAGTTCAAGACGGCGGTTCGCTGGCGTGCCTGGTCCCGCTGCTGCGGCGGGCGGTGCGCCAGCATCAGTCTGTTGCGTTGTGCTTCCCCACGATGGACGCGGCCAAGGACGCCTGGACCACCAAGGTCCGCCCGACCCTCTTAGCCTACGGTGGTCAAGAGCCCGAGGCGGGCGGCGGATCTCGCGGCGGCGCTGCTCGCGTGGTGCAGCTACCCGGCGGCGGTTCGTTCCTGCTGCGCCAGGCAGGCGGCCGGGGCGAGAGTGGCCAGGCGTCCGTCACCTGCGACGCGCTGGAGGTTGACGAGGCCGACGATTGGCCGGACCGGCACCGCATCGAACTGATCAGCAAGCGCCTGTCCCGCTCGGCGGACCCCCTATTCCTGGCTGTCTCGACCGTGAAGCGGGACCGTGGCTCAATCATCCTCGGGATGTACGGCGAGGCCGACGCGACCGGGAGCCGGTTGCACTACCCGTGCCCTCACTGCGGCGCTTTCCAGTCGCTTGAGTGGGAACATCTCGACACCGCCGCCGGCGTCTATCGCTGCGCCCATTGCCCGGCGACATGGTCCGACGCCGACCGCCTAGGTGCGCTGCGTCATTGGCGCCGGGTGGACGCGCGGCCGGGCGCCTCGGTCCTTTCCCTGCTGTGGACCGCGCTGGAGTCACCCTTCCCGCTTCTGGTCGGCGGCAAGCGGCACCCCATTCTGGCCGGGCTGTCGCTGGAGTATCGGGCAGCGAAGGCGGCGGCCGACCTCGGCGAGCATGGTCTGATGCGGACGCTATACCGCGACCGCCTGGCGCGCGGCTACCAGGGCGACGAGGACCTCGCCGCCGCACGCTCGGTCCACGCATCTGTGGTCGTCCATCGGTCGGCGCGCAGCGAGTACGACCGCGGCACCGCACCCTGGCCCGGCGTCGTATCGGTCGGCGTGGACATGCAGGAGAAGGAAGCGTGGTGGCTGGCCCTGGTGACGGACGGCGAGCGGACGGCGGTTATCGACGCCGGCGTCGAGTACCTATGCGGCAAATACGACACCCCCACGCCGCAGCAACGGCGAGACACGCTGGACCGGGTCAAGGCCCGCGCCGAGGCCGGATGGCCGGCGCCGGATGGCACCATCCTGCGCGCTATTGTCGCCGGCGTTGACGTTGGTGGACGTGGCTGGCTCGACCAGGTGGATGGCTGGCTGCGCTCGACCGGATGGAGATGGTATGCCATGCGAGGCGACCCGCGCAAAGACCGAGGGGACGGAGCCGCCCGCGGCATGGCCGCCGGCTGGTGGGAGTTGTTCCGCCGGGACGACGGCCGCCGGTTGGTACTTGCCAATGGCGACACTATCAAGGCCCGCATCCTCGACGGCCTGAGCTGCGCCCCCGAGAGCCCGGCGGCAATGCTGATCCCGCGCGGCATCGGCGGCGACGATCCCATCGCCCGCCATCTATGCGCCGAGTCGCGGCAGATGACCGGCAAGGGACCGTTGTGGATCAAGCGCGGCCGCAATGATCTGTTGGACGCCTGCGTCTACGCCAACGCACTAGCCCGCCTAGCCCAGCATCGCCTTTCCACCCGCCCGGCAGATGCCGGCCCTTCCATCGAATCCATAGGAGCGTAATCCATGACCGTCCGCCCAGCTAACCGAATGGCGACCCCATCCACCCGCAGGCCCGGCCGCCCGACCTCCGATACCGTCGCAGCCCGGCCGCCCGAGGTCCAGACGCAGATCACCGCACAGGGGAGCCTAGTCTGCCCGCAATGCGGCAGCGCGCTCGTCACCTACGGAAGCCGGAACAAGGACGGGTCCGTCCCCTATCGGTGCTGCAAGTGCGGCTCCCGTTGGTCGCGCACGATGGTTGCGACACTTCGCCAAACCTCCTAGACCGTTCAGGTATTTCAGGTTTTGTCCACGGTGACCGGCGCCTAGCGTCGGCTGCCGGATGGCCGACACCGTCGAATCACTGACCGCCGAAGTCGCACGCCTTGAGGTGCTAGTCGCCCGTGAAGAGGGCGGCGGCGCCGAGGTGAGCCTGCCCGGTTTCGGCCGCACCGGACAGCCGATAGCCTACCTGAACGCCAAGCTGGCCGCGACCAAGACCCGCCTGGCGCGGCTTGAGGCGATCGCCGCCGGCGCAAACCCGCTCGGCTATGTGGGGACACCATAATGGCATCCCCAGGCGATTGGCTGCGCCGCCTGGTCGGCTGGGTCACTGGCTACGCCTCGACCGACCCGGCCAACCGCGTGCACCTGGAGGGGTGGAGCCCAGCCGAGGGCACGCACGACCAGATCCTCGCCCCCTCGCTCCTGGCAATCGTCGCGCAATGCCGGCAGCTCGACCGCACCAGCCCGAAGGCCCGCGCCACCGTCGAGGGCTTCCGCTCCGACGTGATCGGCTCGGGCATCGGCATCGAGCCCGACACCGGCGACCGGCTATTGGATGCGCGGCTCCGCACCTCGTTCAACGCCTGGGCCGAGTCGGCCGGGATCAGCGGGGAAAGCCTGTGGGAGCTCCAGTACCAGGCGGCCGGCGAGGTCTGCACCGCCGGTGCGTTCCTGTGGCGCTGGGTCGAGGAACCGACCGCAGCCGGCATCCGCCTGCGCCTCCTGCCGCTGGAAGTCGAGTGGCTGTCACCCGACCCGCTGCGGAAGGTTGACCCCGCTCTGTGGGTTCACGGCAAGGTGCTCGACCACCTCGGCCGGCCGGTCGAGTTCCACCTGGTCAACCCCGACACCGGCGCCTCCGAGATCGTCCCGGCGTCCGACATCGTCCACGGATACATCCGCCGCCGAGCCCGGCAGTCGCACGGTGAGCCCGAGCTTGCGTCCCTGGTTGTCCGCTTCCTTCAAGACGACCGGGTCATCGTCACCGAGCTGCGCGCCGCGCTCAATACCGCCGCCGTCTCGGGCGTGATCGAAACCGAGGACGCCGATCTGCTGATCGGCGGCAGCGCCACTACCGGCGCCACTACCGGCGCCACCCCGCGCCGCAGGCTGGAACCTGGCACCGTCCTATCCCTGCGCCCCGGCGAGAAATGGTCAACGGTCGAGAACAAGCGGCCGGCCCAAGGGATCAAGGACTTCCGCGCCACTATCGACGGCGACATCGCAGGCGGTGCTGGAGTCTCTCGGCAGTGGCTCGACCGCGACAGCGGCCGGGCGAACTACTCCAGCTCCCGCGAGGACAACCAGCGCACCGAGCGCCGCCTCGGCCCGACCCGCGCCACCCTCGGCCGGCACTGCGCCGGCGTGGTCTACGAGCGCGTCCTTCCCCTCCTGCTGGTGCAGCTCGGCGTCCGCATCCCCAGCGACCCGCGCGAGCGCGCCCGGCTCATGCGCTACGAGCTGCGTCCGGATCGCCCCGAGTACGTCGATCCGATGAAGGACGCGCTCGCCATCGATTTCCAGATTTCCAAGAACCTGACCACCCTTGAAGAAGCGCTCGCCGGCCGTGGCCGCGACGTTGAGACGGTCCTTGCCAAGCGTGCCGCCGAGATCCGCCGCCAGGACGAGCAGGCCGTCGAGCGGGTCAAGCACCTGGCCGAGCTCGCCGCAGCCGCCGGAGTCGAGGGGCTGACCTGGGCGCATCTCGTCACCCTCCAGGGTGCCAGCACCGCTCCCGGTGCCTACCTCGACGCAGCGGCCTCCCCCGAACCCCAGGCCAATCCATGACCACCAACCGCCGCACCATCCGCAGCGAAGTCCGAGCCGAGGCTGGCAAGCCGGTGCAGGTCGTCGCGTCCACCGACACCGTCCTACAGCGCGGCCCATTCTTCCGCGAGCAGCTCGTCCACGATCCGGCGTCCGTCACCCTCGCCGCCCGCACCCTGTTGAAGAACCACGACCTGGACCAGATCATCGGCCGCGTCTCGTCGCTGCGGATCGACGCCGGCAAGATCCTGGCGGACGTCGAGTTCGCCCCAACCGACGACGGGCGCGAGATGGAGCAGCTCGTCCGCGGCGGATTCGTGGACGGCGTAAGCATCGGCTACTCCATCGAGAAGTTCACGCGGATCGATGGCAGCGATGGCACCCTGACCATCCGCGCCGACGCCTGGACCCTCCGAGAGATCAGCTTCACCCCCGTCCCTGCCGACCTCGGCGCTGGCGTTGCTCGCTCCGAGTCCGACCCCGACGCCTGGGCGAAGGCCCTTGGCATCGACCTCACCCGCACCCAATCGGATGCACCCATGACCACCACCCCCAACGCCCAGCCGCCGGCGCCTGTCGCGGCCCCCATCACCCCCGCCGGCGACGAGGCCCAGCGTTCCGTCGAACTGGCGAACCTGCGCGCCGAGAACGCCAAGCTCAAGCTGCACAGCGAGGCCGTCACCCTCGGCCGCTCGCATGGCGTCGAGCTCGACGCCATCGACCTGGAGAAGATCGGCAGCCGTGAGGCCGCCCTGGAACTGATCCTTGATCGCAAGCAGGCCGCCAGCGCCCCGGCCAAGCCCGCCGGCCCGGTCGGTGGCGAGCGTGGCATCGTCATCACCAAGGACGAGCACGACAAGACCGCCGACGAACTGACCGAGTACCTTGGCCGCGGCATGGGTCTGTCGGATGCGGTTCGCCGTATCGGCGCCCGCTCGGGCATGGCGATGAACGCCGGCACCCGCGAGATTCAGGACGCCATGGTCGATGGCCTCCAGGGGCTCGGCAAGCGCGCCACGACCATCAGCTCCGGCCTCGGGTTGATCACCCAGCTCGCCGCCGCCAAGGCCATCTCGGGCGGGTTCGACTCGTACAGCGGCGAGGCCGACAAGTTCGCCCGCTCGGTCTTCGTGCCCGACTTCAACACCGTCACGGTCTCTGACCTCGGCCTGTCCGAGCTGGCCGCGCCGGCTGGCGAGGGCCAGGCGTACGCCGACAACACCCCGACCATCGTCGGCGGGTCGGGCGCCAACGAGTTCCTGGGCACCAACTTCGACATCAGCCTGGCCGCGATCTACAACGACCGCGCCGGCCTGGTGATGGAGCGGCTGAAGAACCTCGGCCGCACCGCTGCGATGACCCTGGACAAGATCGCCATGGTCGCGCTTGAGGGCGCCAGCTTCTCGTCCGCTACCCAGGCGCTCGCGTTCAGCGAAGCGAACCTCGGCACCGCTTATGGCGCCCACGCTGCCGTGACGCTCAAGGGCGTGGCGGCCAAGCGTCTGGTCGTCCCGATGGCGCTCTACGTCGCCGCCAAGTCGGCCGTCACCCCGGCCAACGGTGCGACCGCTGGCCGCATCCTGGCCGAGGGCGACGACGCCATCCAGACCGTGAAGGGCTGGTACCTGACCGACGCAAACGACTGGTACCTCCTGCCCGACCCGTCCGAGGCCCCGGCCGTGGTCCTGCTGCGCCATCCCGACTACGCCAACCCGAAGCTCGTCTATAAGGGCGAGGGCGGCGGCGCGGCGATGCTGTTCCGCGTGGACTTCCCGGCGAAGGCCGTGGTCCTCAACACCGCGACCAACAAGCCGCTGTGCGCGTACAAGTGCACCCAGGCCTAAGAGGCTGACCGCTTCCTGTCCGCCCTGTGAACCAGGGCGGCATGGAAGCCGCCATGCCCGATCCCTGCGCCAACTGTGCCGAGCTGCGCGCCGCACTCACCGCGGCCCAGGTGCGGGCCTCGCGGCTCGCCGCCGAGCTTTCCGCCGTGCGTCCTCGCGTCTCCGAGCTGGAGCACCAGCTCGCCGTGGCACGGAAGCGACCGACCGAACCCCCTACCGCACCGCACCGCACCCATGGCTGACACCCCCCGCGACCGTTCCGGCGACACCGCGGCGATCATCGACCGCACGGCCCGCGCCATCGTCGCTGCCGTCACCCCGCCGCAGCCGATTCCCGTCCCGCCACAACCGCACAAGTGCGACCAGGCGCACCGCCTTGATACGCTGGAAGCAGGCCAAACCGATCACGAGACGCGCCTCCGGTCTGCCGAGTCGCAGCTATCGACGGGCAACGCTACCTTTGCCGAGATCCGCAAGGACATCCACAGCCTGGCCGAAAAGGTCGGCGATCTGACCAATGCCGCCCGCTGGCTTGTCGGCCTTGTAATCACCGGGCTGGCACTAACCGCAGGTGGCGCACTGATCTGGGTGCTGGCGCAAATGGGCGGCAAGGGCGGATGATGCGCCTCGCCATGGCACTCACCTGCGTCCTCGTCCTCGCTGGCTGCTACGCCGAGCGGTCGGTTAGCAGCTACACCGCAACCGGCACGCTGGCGGGCAAGCCATTTGCCGTGCGCGTTGACGGACAGGCGCAGGGGACCGCCGGGGTAGACGTGGCTGCGGCCGTATCGGCTGCGCTGGACGGCCTGCGCGGCGATCTCGTCGGCGCCGTGACCGCGCTGCGCCCGGCGCAGATACAGGCGCAGCCGGCCGGCCCCGATTGGTTGAGCCTGGTTGGCGGCGCCGGCGCGGCGCTGACCGCCGCGACGACCGGCTACCTGGCCGTCAAGAAGCGCGAACAACTGCGAGGCGGCAAGTCGTGAGGCGCCTGCCGGGCGTCATGCTTCCGGCGCGGACCCTCGCCTTCCCTGGTGAGTCGTGGCCGCGCTTCACGCCATCGCCGCTGGCGCCGGCCCCGGTCAATACGCAGATCGTGCCAGGCCCGCAGGGTCCGCAGGGCATCCAGGGCGAGCAGGGCGAGCAGGGGCCGCAGGGGCCAGCCGGCGCCAATGGCGCACAGGGACCGACCGGCGCGACAGGCGCGACCGGACCCCAGGGCGCAGCTGGTGCAACTGGCCCGCAGGGACCG